AACGTTGGGGTGGAAGTGCTTGCCCAGACGGTGGCTGTCCTTGCTTTGAGTATTGCAGAAAACATTACGATATCAGACAATAGGGCTTCAACCGGCTATAGCACGATTAACACCGATGTAAACGCTGGATGGGGTTCGATTACGGATTCAACTGCTACTACATGGGGCGATCTAACGACCGATACAGGCACATCATGGGGCCCGACAAATACCAATTAACACCTTTCAAAGCAAAGTAGAGGACAATTATGACTATCAACTACACCACGCTACTAGCGTTGGGACAGCCGGTAACCGGCACTGAAAGCGGTACTTGGGGCGATGATGTCAACAATGCCATCACTGCCTATTTAGATACGGCAATTGCTGGTACGCAAACTATTACAGCCGACGCCAATGTCACACTGTCTTTGACACAGGGTACGAACGCAGCGACAAATATTGCACAGGTTGGGTCGGGCACTACGGGCTCTGCTCAGTACGCAATCATCTTGTGTTCTGGCTCCAGAACTGCGGCGAGGAACGTTGTTGTGCCCTCCTCCAGTCGAGAGTACGTTGTTATTAATAGTACAACTGGCGGCTTTGCAGTAACCATCAAAGGCTCGGCAACTACCGGCGTAAGTATTGCTGCTGGCGAAACGGCGATCGTTGTGTGGAACGGCTCCGACTACATTAAAATTGCATCTACTCTTACTGCTGGTAGCGTAACCTCTACCTCGGTTGTCTCTGCGAATGGCTTCGCCGGCACAGTTGCTACTGCTTCTACAACCCCTGCAATTACGTTGACCACAACTGTTACGGGCGTAGTCAAAGGCAACGGCACTGCACTCTCCCCAGCTACAGCGGGCACTGACTACTTGGCCCCTCCTAGCGGAACTTCTATTCTTAAGGCCAACTCTGGCGGCGCACTTGCAAACGCCACTGCCGGTACTGATTACGTTGCCCCGGGTGGTGCATTGGGAACACCCTCAAGTGGTACTTTGACTAACGCAACCGGTTTACCTTTGTCTACTGGCGTAACTGGAACCTTGGCTGTTGCCAATGGTGGCACAGGACTTACAACAACTCCAGCCAATGGTGCACTAGATATTGGTAACGGTGCAGGGTTTACCCGTACTACTCTGACTGCTGGTTCAGGTATTTCTGTGACCAATGCTGCGGGCTCCATTACGATTGCCGCAACTGGAGGTAGTACTGGTACTGTAACTTCTGCGTCGGTTGTTTCTGCTAATGGCTTTGCCGGTACTGTTGCTACAGCTACTACGACTCCAGCAATTACGCTCTCGACTTCTGTTACTGGCGTGCTAAAAGGTAACGGCACTGCTTTGTCTGCTGCTACTGCTGGTACTGATTACGTTGCTCCCGGCGGTGCCCTTGGTACTCCTTCTAGCGGTACTCTGACTAACGCAACCGGCCTGCCTATTTCTACTGGTGTGTCTGGTTTGGGTACGGGTGTAGCTACAGCTTTAGCCACTGCGGTTGGTTCAGCTGGCGGCCCAGTTACAAATGGCGGTGCCCTTGGTACTCCTTCTAGCGGTACTGTGACCAACTTGACTGGCACTGCGTCTATCAACATTAACGGTACAGTTGGTGCAACAACCCCCGCGGCCGGTACATTCACAACGCTTTCTGACTCGATTGGTAACGTTCGTACGATTGTCCAAAATGCGCAAACGTCCGCTTATGCTTTGGTGGTCGGGGATTCAGGTAAACACATCTCGATTACTACTGGCGGTGTAACAGTTAACTCGGGTATCTTTAGCGCAGGTCAGGCCGTCACAATCTTCAACAACTCTGCATCCAACCAGACAATCACTCAAGGTACTTCGGTGACCATGTATTTGGCGGGCTCAGCTACTACAGGTAACCGCACACTAGCCCAGCGCGGCCTATGCACTATTTTGTGTGTTGCGTCCAATACATTTGTTATCTCTGGAGCAGGATTGACATAATGACTATTCAAGTAATGATGTTTGGGGGTACTAACCCTATCACGTATACAGGCCGTCAAATCAGTTTGTACTCCGGCACGGATAGCTATTTCGCCGATGGTGTTGGGTTTGATAGCTCTGGAAATGTATACGGGGCTATGTTAAACATCAATAATAATGGGTCAAACGTCATTTCAAAGTATACAAACGGCGGTCTTCAGTGGGTTGTAAACGCCACTTTAGCTTCTGGGGTAAGTAGCAGCACAGTTAGTCAGGGCTATAAAAACTTTGTTGTTGACTCGTCTGGTAACTCTTATTCCACTTGGACGGTAAATACTGGTAGCGCAGGTATTGGTTACATTTTAAAAGTTAACTCTTCTGGTACTGTCCAATGGCAAAGAAAACTTACTAACGCAGCTAACAGTGTAGGGGTGTATTGCGTTGGTTTAGACTCGACCGCTGCTAATATTTGTGTTGCCGGCGCTGCCCAAGTTGGAAGTAACAGTGGGGCCTTTGTTGCAAAATATGATTCCGCTGGCGCAATTGCATGGCAACGTTATTTGAATGCGGGTGGTAATAGTATCTATATTGGCTCTACAGGATTTGATTCCGCGGGCAATATTTATGCAGTGGGCTATGCTAATCCGGGTGGTGGAACCATATATGGATTTATCGTAAAGTACAACAGTACTGGCACACTTCAGTGGCAAAGAAAACTTACCGCTGCCAGTCAAGTAACTCCTTCTAGCCTAAGTTTTGATGCTTCTGATAACTTATATGTTGCAGGGTTTACAGGTAGTAGCTCGTTTTTAGCTTTAGTACCCAATGCCGGAACCACAATTACGTGGCAAATTACATCGGCTTCAGATCCATACGCATTGCCGCAATGGGCGGTAACTGACAGTTCTGGTAATACATGGGGTACCAGCTTTAACGGGTCAAGCACATTTAACATAACCAAGATTGATGCTTCTGGTAATGTTGTGTTTAGAAATTCCATAACCAACATGGCTAACAATGGCGGTTTAGCTTTGGACGCTACTAATGGATATTTCTATGTGGCTACTACAAACTTGGGTAGCTTTAGTGGTAACCCACTATGGGCATCTTTCTATAAGCTCCCTGCAAATGGAGACAATACAGTTGGATCTCTTACCAATGTTGGCCCATACACCCCTCAATCCTATAGTGCTGGATCAATACCAACGCTATCCAGCCCCAGTTTGTCTAATACAGCCAATTCATTGACAGATGCGGCCGGTGCCTTAACAGACGCTGCAGGTGATTTGACAACTAATAATAGCAACGTGTATTCAAATCAAACCGCAACTTTTTAATTAACAAATGAATGCGATGGCTTCTTCTTCCACTGTTGCTGTGCTTAGCAGGGGCCACCGCGAATGAGCGTTGTGTTGTTACGGACTTTTATGCGCTAAGTTGGCTGGGCGATCCCGGCCTGCGACATTCGCAGTTGTCCATGTGGCTGACTACAAATGGGGGTAATTGCAGTACAGAGCAGTTGCTGATAATTTGGAACAATTTGCCCGTGTGGGCGGGTACAGCGGATTCGTCAGAAATTAGAGTTAAGCTGCTGCACGCATTTGCAAAAGCAGTGGAGCGGGAAAAGAAATGAAAATAAGTTTCGACAAGTGGTATCCCGTAGTGCAGCCTGATGCTTTTGTGCAGGCAAAAGTATTTGTAAAACGAATTGAAAAACAAGACGCTGAGCGGGCTTTGCAGGTACAGATTGATAATACCGTGAAGAAGTTTCACCAATATGAATACGAGGTGTACGAGTATCGAATGCGGCAAGTAACGCTTAACATTCAAATTAACAACTTAAAACGTGACATTGATTTAATGGTGTAAACATGAACGATAACCCAGACGTAGTTGGTAAACTGACCTATTCTGTAACCCTGATGGTAGCCGCCACCCTTTGCCTGTCGGTGCTGGGTATGGTAGTTGCATTCTTACTTGGTTTATGGGCCAAGGAGGTTGATAATGCAGAGATCTTTAGTATGCTTCACCCGGCTTTCCAAACCATCATTGGCGGTTTCATTGGTCTATTAGCGGGGGTCAAGCTCTCGCACGGCGACTCACACCACAAATGTAAATACTGCGGAGAATAACTATGTTAGACATTCTTTCTGGGGGCTTGTTAGGCTCCATCTTTGGCGGCTTGTTCCGCATGGCCCCTGAAGTGCTGAAGTTCTTTGACAAGAAGAATGAGCGTGAACATGAGCTGCTGATGTTCTCCCGCCAGTGTGAATTGGAAACGCTACGCGGCCAGCAGAAGCTGGCTGAAATTGGCGCTCAACGTGACGCTGCTATTGACGTAGGTGTAATGAATGCGTTTAACTCTGCGATTCAACAGCAGGCCGACATGGTTAAAGCCGCGGGTGGTTGGGTGGCTAGCTTGTCCGCTTCTGTGCGTCCTGTGGTCACATATTGGGTGCTGTTTGTCTGGTCGTTCATCCACGTTTGGTTTGCATGGAACGCATGGCTTGCCGGTGCGCCAGCTACTGAAGTGTTCAAAACCATGATGACTCCTGACTTTTCAGCCCTACTGTCCGGGACTATTAACTATTGGTTCCTTGATAGAACTCTGAAGCAACGTGGTCTATGAACTTAGAACTAGCTGCTGCCCTGTGCCGTCAGTTTGAGGGCTTTAAGTCTAAGCCGTATCTGTGTCCGGCTGGCATCCCTACGATTGGGTACGGCAGTACCTATTACTCAGATGGCCGCAAGGTGACGCTAGAAGACCCGCCGATGGATGAACCCACGGCTAGGGCGCTTTTGATGGTGGAGCTTGAGCACACTTACCTACCCGGAGTTCTGCGTAACTGCCCCGGCCTGATTACTGACGAGCGTAAGTGCAATGCTATCGTAGATTTCTGTTACAACCTTGGCATTGGCCGCTTGCAAACAAGCACGTTAAAGAGGAAAATCAACGCCAATGATTGGGAAGGAGCCAAGGAACAATTGATGCTCTGGACTAAAGGGGGCGGCAAGGTTTTGCCGGGGCTATTAAAACGCCGCACAGCTGAGTGCGCTTTACTGGATTAAAAATGCCGCTCAAAAAAATTATGTTCCGCGCAGGTGTTAACAGGGAAAACACCCGTTACGCATCCGAAACAATGGGCAATCCCAACAGCAACACCAATGTAGCTGGAGGTTGGTACGAGTCTGAAAAAGTACGTTTTCGTTCAGGAACCCCCGAAAAAATTGGTGGCTGGTCTCGTATTTCCCCAAGCACGTTTATTGGATACTGCCGTTCCTTGTGGAATTGGGTTACTTTAGGCGGCTTAAATCTAATGGGCGTAGGCACTAACGCCAAGTTCTACATTGAGCGAGACGGCGCATATAACGATATCACCCCAATTCGTGCTTCAAGTACGATTAACAATAATCCCTTTGCTTTAACAGCCTCAACCACAGTTACGGTTACTGATACAGCACATGGCGGTGTGACGGGTGATTATGTAACTTTTAGCGGCGCAGTCGGTATTGGCGGTGTTGGTACAAACGTAACCGCGGCAGTTCTAAACCAGAACTTTATGATGACTGTGATCGACGGGAATACATACACGATCACTATTTCAGTCACGCCTAATGCTACCGCTATTGCTGGCTCGCCCGGTGGTGGTGCATCCGTCGTTGCGGCTTATGAGATTCAAGCTAGCTCGGCAATTCAAGTTCCACTATCTGGCTGGGGCGGCGGTACTTGGGGCCAGACAGGTACAACGTGGGGCAATAGCGGCACTAGCACTACTCGTCTAAGACTTTGGAGTCAGGCTAACTTTGGTCAAAACTTGATCTTTGCCTATCGCGGTGGTTCTATGTACTACTGGGATGCTACTGCTGGTCTAACAACTCGTGGCGTTTTGGTCTCTAGTTTGCCCGGCGCAGATGCCGAAGTGCCGACCATAGTTAACTCTGTTTTTGTATCGGACACAAGCCGCTTTGTGTTTGCTTTTGGTACGAACGACCCAAATTCTTCGACACCTTCTACATTAGACCCTATGTTTATTCGTTGGTCTGACCAAGAATCGGTGACTACTTGGATCCCTGCCGTTACTAACCAAGCAGGTAGTATTCGGCTATCCCACGGCTCGGAAATCATTACTGCTGTACAGACCCGCCAAGAGATTGTGGTGTTTACGGACTCGTCTATTTACTCCTTGCAGTACCAAGGCCCACCAGCTGTGTGGAGCTCGCAGTTGCTAGGTGACAATATTTCTATCCAAAGCCCCAATGCGGCCACTATTGCTTCAGGTGTTGTGTATTGGATGGGTGTAGATAAATTCTATAAATACGACGGTCGTGTCCAAACGCTACGCTGCGACCTGCGTGAGTACATCTTTAGTAACATTAATACATCTCAAAACTTGCAGGTGTTTTCAAGCACAAGCGAGGGCTTCAATGAAGTCTGGTGGTTCTATTGCACAGCTGACAGCACAACAATTAACCGTTATGTAATTTACAACTATGCCGAAGACATTTGGTACTATGGTACTGATTTAGGCCGCACTGCATGGATTGATTCCGGACTGCGCAGCTACCCCATCGCGGCTACATACAGCAGCAATCTTGTTAATCAAGAGTATGGTGTGGACAATAACGAAACCGGCACGCCGACTCCAATCGTTGCGTACATTGAATCTTCGCAGTTTGATATTGACGACGGTCACAACTTTGGTTTTATTTGGCGTGTATTGCCAGACTTAACATTCCGTGGATCATCGAGCAGCACTACGCCGCAAGTTACGATGACACTGACGCCATACCAAAACTCAGGTACTGGGGCTAACGTACCCGCCTCCACCGCTGGCACAAGCAATGCTGCTATTACACGTACATCCGTCGCACCGGTAGATGAGTTTACAGGCCAAGTCTACATGCGCGTACGTGGCCGTCAGATTACTTTTAGGATTGAGTCCAACATATTGGGTACTCAATGGCAGCTTGGCGCACCCCGTATTGATATCAAGCAGGACGGCCGCAGGGGTAATTCATGACGTACATCGTTACCACTGAAAATGAAATTACCGATATCGCTGCGCCAAACTTGCCGCTGGCTACGACAGCCTACAGCCAACAGTACCAAGACCAGCTGAATAACATTTTGCGTCTGTACTTCAACCGACTGGACGCTTTACTAAAACAGTTTAATACTGACTCCTATGGGACGGGCATCCGGTTTCCTAATGGCGCGTTTTACCAAGACGGGTATACAACGCTTACGGCCAGCATGACGAACACCAGTACGGCGGACATCCAAGTTACTTCTACGGCTAACTTTATTTCCGCTGGTGGTTTAATTATTGGCAATGAGTTGATTAAGTACACAGGTAAAACCAGCACAACATTTACAGGAATCACCCGGGGTGCTTATGGCTCAACAAATGTAGCGCACACTGTGGGCGAAACTGTATCTGAAGCACAGACCCTTGCATCTTCTACGGTACCCCAACCTTTGACGTTGCTGCAAACAACCACCAGCGATGGCGTGCACATTGACGCTACAGATAAAACCAAGATCGTCCATACATACGCCGGCGTCTACAACGTTCAGTTCAGTATTCAGATGCTGACGTTTGATAACACAATCGACAACGTAACCATTTGGTTCAGGCTCAATGGGGTGGATATTCCATACAGTGCGGGTATTGCAACAGTGCCATCTATCCACGGTGGTAGCCCCGGCACGGCTATTATTTCTTGGAATCTTGTGCAACCAATGAATGCTGGCGATTACATTCAGCTATTATTTGCATCGGACACTGGGAATACGGTAGCTGCTACGTACCCGCCCGGAACTTCTCCTGTACACCCAGCGTCACCATCAATCATTGTGACCTCCACGTTTGTTTCGGCTTTACCGTAATACACCATGGCAATTATTCAAACCGAACAAGGACCAATCGACGACGGTAACCCTGAACCGGTTAACGTTGCGGATACTGACGCCCTTTTCAAGAGTCTAATCACTCAGAATATGAGTGACCCGACCAAGGTCGCGGATATTACCAAGCAGTACAACTACGGGTTGGCCGACATTACACGTGCTACCGGGTTTGACGCGCCGACTATCAACAACTACTTCAACACCGCCAAGATTACCCCTTGGTGGGCAGCTCCAGCGCCCGCCCCTACTGGCGGAATTACAAATCTTGCGCCGCCACCCCCAAGTCGTTACAACATTTCTGCGCCTGGGTTTAATACACCCACCTCAGCACCGGCACTAGCGCCAGGCCAAATGTTAGCTAACTACGGCGGCAAAGATTACACACTCGACACCAAAATTGTTGATTCACTTACGAACCAGATTTTGGGGCAGAACTTGATGTCCAAATGGACGGGCGAAGGACGTGGCTCTGTGCAAGCAAACGCTGCTGACATGGCTGGGATTTTGGCTTCTATTGGTATTACTGATATCAACCAATTTGGAAAAATCACAAAAACAATCCCCGCACATGAAGAATGGCAAGGAGATGGAGAACAAGGCTCTTACGTTACAGTCCCCGAACAAACAGTAACAACTTTTGGCAACAAGCTAACCGGTCAAGAAGTTCCTAACACATACAGCGAACGTCAGACTGGTAACTTCTTTGGTGGCACATTTGCTGGTAGTGGTAACACTGGTTATGGCGTTCAGTTTGACGCCAGAGGTAACCCTGTTTTTTATACCGCCGGTGCGTCATCCAATGATTTAAAAAATTTACTAACCGATCTTGGCCCAATTGGTCAGATTGGTTTGGCTATAGCCACTGGTGGTTTGTCAATTCCCGAACAAATCGCCGCTAACTTTGCAATTAAAGTTGCCAGTGGTGATGATTTAACATCCGCGCTTAAAGGCGCTGCGGGTTCGTACCTGAGCTCATTGGTTCCCGGTACGGATGCGATGCAATCCGCCACGTCCTACTTAGACAGTGTCGACCCAACTGGAATGTTGGCCAAATCCTTGACGGGCGCAGCTACCAGCGTAACTAAAGCCGCGGTTACAGGTACGGACTTGGTTAGCGCAGCATTGGCTGGCGCTCAGAGCGGCGGTATCACCGGTGCAACTGATGTTATCACCAAGAGCTTTGGTACTGACTTCACCAACCTTCCAAGTTCTGCCCAAACAGCTATTAGAAACACAATCAGCGGGACTTTGTCTGGTAAACCAGTAGACCAGACGTTGATGAACACTGTTATTGGCGTTGCAAACAACGAGATCAATAAAGCTAAAACAGCCGCGCTTACTCCGGCTGGCGGCATGGACGCAACGAACCTAGATTCGCAGCTTAAAACGGTGCTTGGCCCAACGCCAACAACTGACACATACGCTGGGATCAACGAACTTTTAAAAGATACGTTGGGAACTCAACTCCCCGGTACTGATACGCTTACTGCTCAAGAGCGTCAGTCTGCTCTTGACACGATTGCAAACTTCGAACCAGACGAAACAACGCTAGCTGTTAATACAGTCGACTCAACTCAGTTAGCCGGGCCCGGTGGCGCACAGACTTGGAAGCAAGGCGTAAACGTAGACCCTGCTACCGGGAAGATGTTCTATACCGGCGTAGATTTAAACGGCAACACCGTCAATCTACCAATTAAAGTTGATCCTAATACCAACAGGATTTACGCGGCTGAAGGCCAAAATGAAAAGCTAGCCCAGTTGATGGGCGTAAAAGCTGGACAGATCAATAGTGGCGTGCCAGTTGCTACATTCTCCAATACTGTGATGCAGGCGCTTATTAAGCTTAACCCTGCTCTTGCATATACAGGTTACCAAGCTCCCCCTGCTCCAACTCAAGCTGAGATGGACGCGTTGTTTGGTAAACCCGGGTCTAAAGTAATAGACACTACAGTTACGGATGTAACGGCTAAATTTACCCCAAAGCCAAGCATTCTGAGTATGCTTCGCGGTGCCGGTTACGGCGAAGACTTCAACACATATGCCACTAGTGGGTACACTAAAGCACGCTATCTTGCGGATATTGATGCGGTCCTTTCCGCGGACCCCAATAACCCTAACAACGCTGGCTTATTAGCCGAGTACAAATCCCTAACAGGAATACCTTGGCAGAACAGCAATTACAGTAACGAAGGTCGCACTTCTACGGTTCCAGCACCAGCACCTAGTGCTCCTGCTCCTGCGCCGTCTACCAACAGAATTGTTAACGCAATTTCAACACTGTCCAACAGCAAGACGTTTGACGACACAACCACGGCGAACATTGATGCGTTAGAAGGTTTAATTGGGAGCGGTCGCACCGGCGGCGACATGGGTGAGTTAACCGATTTAACTCAACTCTCTGACACAGACTTGCGGTCGATTGGTTTGATGAGAACTGACAAGGGTGGTATTGACCTTGGCAATTACATTCTAAACCCTGACTTAACAATCACTGCTGATCCAAACGGGTTGCTGCAAACTCTGCCAACGCCGACACCCGCTCCAGCTCCTACGACTACAAAACCCACGGCAAACCAAGCAGCCGCAAGTATTCAAACCGCATGGAATGCTGGGGATTTCGCGCAAACAGCAACTATTCTTAAAGATGCCGGGCTGACTCCTGAGTGGTTAAAGGCTACCTACGGTCTTGATCAGAACACAGTAGATTGGATAATGAAGCAGGGCGCTACGGCTCCTGCTCCTGCGCCATCTGTGCCTGCTCCTGCGCCATCTGTGCCTGCTCCTGCGCCATCTGTGCCTGCTCCTGCGCCATCTGTGCCTGCTCCAGCTCCGTCAGCTCCAGCTCCTTCGCCTGCTGCGCCTGCTCCTGCACCATCAACTCCTGCGCCTACACCTACTACAGTCCCTGCACCTGCGCCAGCTTCGCCTCAAGACGTGCAGAAGCAGGTAACAGATTTAATTCTGGCGGGCGATTACGCAGGCGTACCCGAGACGCTTAAAAAACAAGGGTATGACAAGAATTTCTTGAAACAGATGTTCCCCTCGCTTTCTGATGCGGCATTAGATTTTATTTGGAACTATCAAAATCCAAACGCACCTGCGCCCACACCGTCTGCTCCTACGCCAACGCCTACGCCAACGCCTACGCCCACTCCGACTCCGACGCCGACCCCCACACCGACGCCGACTCCTACGCCAACGCCTACGCCGACTCCTACGCCAACGCCTACGCCAACGCCTACGCCCACTCCGACGCCGACCCCCACACCGACGCCGACTCCTACGCCTACGCCAACGCCCACTCCGACGCCGACTCCTACGCCAACGCCAACGCCAACGCCTACGCCCACTCCGACGCCGACCCCCACACCGACGCCGACTCCTACGCCTACGCCGACTCCTACGCCTACGCCTACGCCGACGCCGACTCCTACGCCTACGCCTACGCCAACGCCAACGCCTACACCTACGCCAACGCCAACGCCAACGCCTACGCCAACGCCAACGCCTACGCCAGCACCAAGTCCAGAGCCATCGCCTGCG